GATATGTGTGTTAAACGACCTAACATTACTGTATCTATTCCTGCAAAAGATAATAAAGTATATAAAACATATAACAAAGCAATAAAATGTGGAATATACTTTAATATAATTAAGAATCCTTTATGCTTTAGATTTCTATCCAACTTTACCTCCTTTACTATAAGGTTTGCCAAGTGGATTTAAATTACCTGATTTGGGTTTTGGTCTTTTTATATTCATATATTATTACGTTTTAATATTTTAAGATATTAATAATTAGAAATAAAACAAAAAAAAGTAGATTCTTATTCAGAACCTACTTCTCCTTCTAACTTTTTAATAAATTTATAAGAACGCATATTTAGATTTCCATTTAAATAAGCTAATTCTTCTTCATCTTCTATTTCTAATATTTTAGAGATGTGACATATAAGATGGAAATATTCGTGTGCTATGGTATTTATTAATTGTGCAAATGAACTTGTTTTATTAACTACTATAACAGAACTTTGTAAATTAGTATTTGAATACGTTAAGCCTATATTTAAATTACAAGTTTGTAAATTGTGTAGTGCTTCTTTTATATATTTATTAGGACAATTTATATCCTTTAAAATTCTAATTATATAATCAATATCATCACAAGTACATTCATACAATACAGTTACTCTCCAATTATATACAGAGAATTTATCAATAATCATAACATTTCATTCCATTCAATTGGAATACCTTGAGTCACTGTATCTGCATACCATCTATTGAAAACTATTCCATCATATCCGTCCTCATCATCTATAACATCTTTAACATATAAAGCTAAATGTTTTTCATCTACAATACTACTGCCCATGAAATCGTTATTTCCCATATTATAGACATAAACATAATCACAGAGTTCATTATTCTCTAACTCTACGTTATATTTATTTAAAATATCATCAACCTATTCTTTAGTTACTGGAGCTTTTCCGTGGTCCATTTTAGAAATAGCAAATTGACATAATTTTTTATTAAAGTGTTGTCCATAATACTTTAGATAACGTTTCATGGCTATAGGTCTATCATCATAGATGTTTAGAGATGTTCTAATCATCATCAATAAGAACGTCTGCCGCCACGGCGCATACCATAACGAGAACCGTACATATCATCATCGTCATAATCTTTATGATGTCTGTTTCTTTCTCCGTATTCTGAATCTGCTGAAAGGTCTTCAAATATAGCAGCAAGACACTCTGAATGTTTTCCAATCTCTGAAATAGCTTTCATTGCTTTTCCAAATTTATCTTCGGTAAATTCTACTACAATCATTTCTATACTAAATTAAAAATTTTATCCAATTTAGATTCAAAACCATCAAATCTATTCTCTAAACTTGATAATCTCTCATCCCTTTCCTTATCTATTGCAAACTGAGGATTTAACTATTTAAGAATATTCTCACAATCAATTACATTTTGTTTATAGGTGTCGATGTTATTTAAAATCTATTTACTATTCTGTAGAATATTCTCAACTTCTGTTTGAATACCCTGTTTAGATTCACTTATAATAATTTTACCACCATTATAAGACACGACACTATTAATACTTGGTATTGAATTAAATTCCTAAATTTCTCCATCAATTTTTACTTTTAAATCAACTGTGTTCTAAGGCCCAACATTATATGGATTCATTTTAGGGTAGCTAACACCAACGATTTCTCCAACCTTATAATCTGGAGTAGAAGTCTTATCTAATAAATAGATAGGACTTCCTTGAGATAGTGCTGAAAACATTATAATAACTACATTAAGTTAGCGTTCTTATCATAATATATTTCATATACTCCAGGTAAAGAAATATCAGTGCCAGTAGCTGCAACTCCTCCAACTTTTGTTAATGGTTGAGTAAAGCTATTAGAAGAGAATAGAATGGGAAGAGATGTGTTGGTAATTTCAGTATTTAATCTAAATAAGAGTATACCAGTTCCATTAAGGAATCTAAATGCTCTATTTGGGATATTTATAATTACATTTGTATCTGTAACTTCTACTGAACTACTTTCAATCATAGGTATTCCATTTCTATTAGCAAAATTAAATGGGTAATTAGTTGTTGCTCCAAACATATTCACTCCTTTCTTTAATTAATTCCAGAAACTTGTTTGTCCCCACAGATTGCCAACATAAGGAGTAGCGTTAGCAGCAACGATATTAGGCCACTGAACAGGAACAGTATTTGGCTGCTTAGCAGCTATAACAGCTATCTTATCATTTAAATCATTAAATGCTTTATTAAAAGCAGCAGTTTGCATATCATTACTTATTTGTCCTCTTAGTTGAGTAATAATATCACCTTGGGTGTCAATCTTGTTTTGTAATTCTCTTTCCTTAAGGTCACAGAATTCTTTAGTAATGAGAGTATTCTGACCACTAATAGCAGAAAGAATAGCGTTAGTATTTCTATCAGCTTGATTAGTAAGAGTATTGGTTTGCTGACATACAGCTAATTGGTCAGCACTTTCAATATTAGCCATCTGAAGCTGTGTAGCAGCATGATTTTGAGCACTCTGTAATTGCTGATTAGCATAGTTCTAAGAAGCTAATAAAGTAGAATCAGCGTGATTAGCAGCAGCCTGAGCTTGTAAAGCATTAGTCTGATTAAGAACTGCTACTCTGTTTTCACAGCAGCAATTACATAATTGTTGACTTAAAGCAGCATTACCAGCCTGTATACTATTAATTACTTGCTGTCCACTCATTCCAACTTGTGCTCCTACGGTTTGTATAGAACTTTGAATAGCATTTACAGCATTTTGAACATTAGCAACAGAAGTGTTAAGTAAGCCAGCTAATTGATTTAGAGAGTCTGCTCTACCATTTATAGCTTGTAAAAGAAGGTCTCTACCAGCATCATTGTTTAACTGATTAGCTAAGAAACCAGTTCCATTGTTGCCTCCAAAACCATTTCCAAAGCCATTACCATTAAAAATCCAAGGGAATAAAATCCACATGAACATCATCCACATCCAGTTACCATTATTTCCAAAACCACCGTTCTGAGACATAGCTAACATTAAATTAGGATCTAGAGAATTGTTTCCGTCAGGAATAGTATAAATTTTACTTTCAGACATAAATAATTAAATTTTAATTGTTAATAAATTGAACCTCTTTCCGAGGCAGTATCTAGTTGCAACTAAAATAAAATTATCTATACTATATGAAATGAGAAAACGTTACTAAAAATTTTGTAACTATCTGATTATCAAGTAGTTACGTTTAGTAACGTTTTAAAAGTTGTCTTAAATTGAATAAAAATTTTTAGCATAAAACAAAAATAGTCAGAAACATCTATAAAGACATTTCTGACTATTCATTATAGTTAATATATTCCCTATTTGATCAAGTTAGGGTTCTTGTATTATGATTGTGTGTGCTAAACACCACTGTAATCGTACCACAATTGATAATACTCAGCATTGTCCGTCTCTAATTGACTTATTCCAAATATTTTAGAACTCCAATGACTCCAATATGTATCTGATTTATAACTGTCTACTAAGTTATCTGATACATATATTTTAAATGTGTTGTTAGTAGTTTCATTAAAATGCCTTGTACTAGCAATCTAAAATACAGATGGACAATTAAATATTACACATTCTAACAATGGGCATTTTCCTAACATATATCCTTCGTCATTACCTCCATTTATTGCATTATATATACCAGTGCACTCTTTTGGAATGCTTATATATTTTAATTTTGGACAATTTTTAAAACCACCTATTGAGTACGTCCCTGTGTTAAGTGACGTAGTTCCTGTACCAACATTTAAAATTCGTTCTACACCACTACCTTCAAATGCTGTAGAACAAGCTGCCGTATTGTTTGGAAAATATATATCGTTGGTTACGTTAATACAACCTCTTAATATTTGCTCTCCAAATATCTTTACCTTCTAAGGATTATATATAAACGTTTTAAGATTACTGCCAGCGTCAGATAAATGAAAACCGTACTAATCGTAAAAAGATATATTTGAACAATCAATTTCTTCTAAATTTTTCCACTAAACATTTGCACTTGAATTTATTTTCGTAAAATATGCAAGTTCCATAAAACTTTTACATTTTGTCCAATCATATCCGCAATTCCAAAATTTATTCTAATAATCATTTTCTACTAATGCAGCAGTTTCTCTAGTAAAACCTTGATCGGATGCTATCTACCGCGCCCAACTAGTATTATATTGCGATAGCGAATTTACAAGTGCATTGCACAATGTCATATCTTTAAACGGAAGCAGTGCTTTATCTACCTGTATATGCAAATCAGAAAAGTGTTCATTTAAATATGTCACTTCTGTATCATATCCTAGTGTACTATGTAATCTACCCTTCAAATCACTAGTCTTATCTAAATCTCCGCTAATAGCTAATTCATATAACTTAGATATGATAGAGCTATTAACTTCTTCGGTTTTATCTGTTGCTTGTTCTATATATAAATGTGTCATAAGCTATTAATTTTTATCCGTTAGGAAAGTCTGTTGCAAATTGACTTAAAGGTTTAAATCTACTAGAAGTTATTTTATCCCAATTTGTCGCAGATTGATATGACGTAACCAAATCATCTTTCACATATATTGGATAGGATTTTGTGTCTATAATAGGTCTTGGATTGGCACTCGAGGACCAATCATATTCTGTTCCAAACGTACCGACTTCTGCGTACAAAGTTGGTACTGTATCAGATAATATTTTTATCCATCTGACATTACTGCCATTAGCAAAGCCATATCCTATTCCTGTAACAGTTTCTGGTATAATGGCTGTTTCTAAATTATTGCATCCGAAAAAAGGACTTCTTCCGTAACCGTCTATTCCGGTACCAAGAGTTGTAATCGTTCCCAAATCAACAATGTTTATTATTTCAGATTTATCTCCAAAAGCATTATTATCAATTTTTGTTAGATTTGGAAGATTTATTGTAGCCGGGACGTGAACATTTTGTCCAAAAAATGCCTCACTTCCTATTTCTTGTATTGATGTAGGAAATGTGGAGAATGTTATTTTCGTATTTCTAAACGCTTGGGCTTTTATAGTTACTGCAGAAGATATATCTACATGTTCCAGTTTACCACAACCAGTAAATGCCCCAAATCCAAAATATATAATATTTGATGTATCTCCCACACTTTCCAAATTTGAACATACTTCAAAATTCCAACGCTAGTATCCGTTTTCACCACTAATTTTAGTAATATTACTTAGATCTATTGACGTAAGAGATGTACAATCATTAAACCTGTTGGAATTGTTGATTTCTGTTATATTTGGAAACTATGATAATTCATTGAATGTTACTATGCTAGAACCACTAAACTTACCGTTAAACGACGTCATAGAATTAACAGTAGCCTATGTTATACCAGTACCATCTCCAAAATTAGTAGCTAATATAGATGCGACCGTAGGATCCTAAAATTCTACATAAAGGTTGTCACACTATATAATCAAATCTTGAAAATTAGTATTCAAATAGTTAACCTGCGACACATATCCAGTTGTACTATGTAATCTACCCTTTAAATCACTAGTCTCATCTAATGTTCCACTAGAAGCTAACTAGTATAATTTAGAAATTACAGAGGAAGAAACTTCCTCCGTAATTCCATTCTATTCTATATATAAATGTGTAATCATATCTATTAAGAATTTGTTTGTGTAATCTTATCAAACATTGCATAAGATTTAGTACTTGGAATGTTCTTAATAACTAACGAATCAAGATTACCATAACTATCTACAACAACTCCAGCAGGAGTAAGTACTGTAGGATTAACAAGACTAATGCTTATAGGAGAACCTACTTCATACTTAGTTAATTTAGCACCTTCTGGAACCAACACACTAACTGTAGTACCACTAGCATCAACCTATGTAATTTCAGTACAAGATGTTAAATCTATATCTCCTGTTAATCCTGTACAATTCTGTATAGATAAATTTTCTAATGCAGCCATTGCACTAAAATCCATTTGATATATAGAATTATTATCCTAAGTATATGAATCTGTTATTGCAGTACATCCATCCAATATAATTCCAGTAATGTTTGGAAGATATTTAAATAAATAAGAACCATTAGCAGTACCTAAACTTGTTAGGTTTGCTCCAGCTGTATGGAAATCAATAGTACCATTCATAGAATATAAATCTACTTTATAGAAATTATTTCTTCCTAAAACAGCTCCATATTGTATAGTCCAAGCATTATTTATAGCATTATACATATAAGATTGATTAGACATTACAATAGGTGAAACATCGTCACTAACAATAATAATTGCTGTTGCTATTTTGTTTAATCCAGATTTAAATAGGATAGTAGCCTATATATCATATATAAACAATTCATCATTTACAGGCATTGCTGCATCGGCACTTATTTTAATACCTCCTCCAGTACCTTTACTAATATTAATATAATCATCATAGAAGTTCTGTAATGCAGAATCATCACCACCATCTATATAAGTTGCTGAAGTGTTATCTGAACGTCTTGTAATTTTATAAGTAATTCTGTTAATTTCTCCAGTATAAGAATCATTAGAATTTACAAATAATCTTGCTTTTTGTCCACTCTAATAGAATTCAGTAAATCCAGGAATTTGTCTAGGAGCTACTCTATCTAAGTTTTCAATATCGATAAACATTGAAGTTGGATATGTAGCAGCTACTATATGGATTACTGTTGTATAGTTAATACCTGCATTAGAGCATGTAACTTTTACATCATAATTCTATCCTTCTGTAGATTGTGTAGAAGTAATATAGGCAATA